GCTGATGAACAAACAGCAATAGATAAAAAAGCCTCTGGTAAACAGAAGCTAAAAGATTTAGGATTGGACGACGCAGAAATTAAAGCGTTGATAGGATAAATTATGGCGATAACTAGAATTATAACACCCGCAGTAACTGATGATGCAGTAACTTTAGCAAAGATGGCTCCTGGTACGGATGGTAATTTAATTACTTATGATGCTTCTGGTAATCCAGCAGCAGTTGCAACAGGAACTGCAGGACAAGTATTAACTTCTGCTGGCGCAGGTGCACCTCCAACTTTTGCAGCAGCAGCTGGTATTACAATGGCAGATCAATGGAGAATAACAGCATCAATTACTGGACTTTCTGGAATATCAAATAAAATTTCATCAAATTGGGAAAGAACTGATGCGCCTAGTGGTTATGGAACAATAGGTTCCGCAATGTCACAAAGTAGTGGTGTATTTACTTTTCCAACAACAGGTATTTATCTTATAATGTATAAAATAAATGGAAAAAGTACAACTACTGGTAATAATAGATATTCGAATGGAAACCTTTATACATCAACAGATGGTGGATCAAGTGTTGCTATAGCAGCAAGAGGTGCAAGTAGTGGAAGTGGAAATCTTTGGGATTTTGAAACAACAGCAATTTTTATTTTTGACGTAACTAATACATCAACTCATAAAGTACAAATGGGTTATGAATTTGAAGGATCAACATCAATTTATGGTAGCACAAATGACAGTCAAACATGTGTAACATTTATAAGATTAGGAGATACATAGAATGAATAGAGATTATTTTCAAGATGCTTTAGGAATGTTTAATGTAGGTAAAATTCAATGGTATGGTTTTAAAACCCATGATGATAATGGAAATAAAATTCCTAACAAAGATCGTATGCAACATAAGTATATAAAATTAAATGATGAAACAGCTATTATACCAACAGAAGCAGAAGTTAATGCAAAGATACAAGAAATAAAAGATGCTGAACAAGCAGCAATAGATAAAAAAGCATCTGGCAAACAAAAATTAAAAGATCTTGGTCTTGATGATGATGAGATAAAAGCATTAACGGGAGCATAGACCATGCTCTTCGGAACAGCTTCATTTGCCGAAACACCCATATCATCATTAACTACTGATGGTAACGTTACAGTAATAGTTCAAAAAAATAGATTAACTGCAACTATAGGACCAATTAATATTGCAGCAACTGCAATTACAGAAGACCCAGATCCAACTAAATTAACATTAGGTACTGGAACTGTTATTCTTTCTGGAACAGCTAATATTACAGGATTAAAAGTTCCTTTAGTTTTAGGCACTGGAAATGTTACTGTTTCAGGTACAGCTAATGTAACAGCAGTTAAGAACGCGTTGACTATTAAGACTGGAACTGTTACAATAACAGGTACAGCTAATGTAACGAACCTTAAAGTTCCATTAACACTAGCAACAGGAAACGCAGGAGTTATAACTTGGAATGAAATTATACCAGGAGCAACAATGGTGTGGACACCAATAAAACCTTATTAATATGGCATCAACTTACTCAACAGATTTATCATTAGAATTAGTAGCAACCGGTGAAAAAGCTGGTTTATGGGGTGCAATTACTAATACTAATTTACAAATATTACAAGCTGCAGCATCCGGTTATGTAGAAGTACCTATGACATCGGGGGCCGATGTTACATTAAGTTTAGCTGACGGATCGGCGACCGCGAATGGTAAGAATATATATTTAAAACTTACTGGCACAATGGCTGGTAATAATAGTTTAATCATACCTGCCTCTACAACAGGCGGTGCTGCAACTAGAGTTTATATTATAGAAGACGCAACAGATAGAACTACAGCAAATAAATACACATTAAATATTAAAACAGCTGGATCATCGAGTCCGGTTCCAGTACCTGTAGGATCAACATTAATAGTAAGATCAGACGGTACAAATACAGTTTTAGCCTTAAGACAAGAAGGACATTTAGCAATTAATTCATCTTCTATTACAGCCTATACTGCTGTAAGTGGTGATGTATTATTAATAGATACACAAACCAATCCTGTTACAATTACACTACCTGCCTCACCTAGCGCTGGCGATGTAGTTACTATTATGGATTCTTCAGCTTCTGGGGGATTTGGTTCTAACAACGTAACAGTAAATAGAAACAGTCAACCTATTAGAGGTGTTGCTTCTAATTTAACTTTAAGCACTAATAATCAATCGATTAAACTTTACTACACTAACGCAACCAAAGGTTGGCAATACGTATACAACCAAACTACATAGGAGTAACAGATGCTTACGAAAATTAAGTTTGCTCCTGGAATTGACAAACAAGATACAGCAGTTGGAGCAGAAGGTCGTTGGGTTGATTCAGATAATGTTAGATTTAGATATGGCTTACCAGAAAAAGTAGGTGGTTGGCAGTCATTACTTACAGATACTTTAGTAGGTGTAGCTAGAAAACAACACGCATTCGTTGACCAAGATGGTAATAGGTATGTTGCAATTGGTACAGATAAATTTTTAATTGTATATTTTGAAGGTCAATTTTTTGATGTAACTCCTTTAGCAACTACTATTTCAGCAGCTACATTTACTTTCAATGGTTCTACAACTATTACAATTACAACATCTGCCGCTCACAATTTAGAAGATGGTGACATTGTTTTATTTGATAGTGTAACTTTACCTGGTGGTACAGGATTAAGTGCATCTGACTTTGAAGATAAATTATTTCAAGTTGTAACAACTCCTACAGCAAACACTTTTACTATAACTTTTACAAGTTCTGGTTCTGCAGCTTCTGGTGGTAGTGTAGATATAAAACCTTATGAAAGAGTTGGTCCAGCTGCACAAACTTATGGTTATGGTTTTGGTATTAGTCAATATGGTGGTACAGTTCAAGGTGCACAAACTACAGCTTTGAATGGTGCACTTCTTGCAGATACTGCAGGTACAGGTGGATCGGGGACCGCGGTTACAGTTGTCAGCACAACAAACTTTCCTTCGGCAGGAACTATTGCAATAGCTAACGAATTAATTACATACACATCTAAAAATTCTACACAATTTTTAGGTATTACTAGAGGTGCGAAAGGTACAGCAACTACTGGTACATCAAATGGTCAAGCTCACTCAACAGCAGCAACAGTTACAAATGCTACAGAATTTTCAGGATGGGGAGATGCAGTGGATGCAGCTACCGTTACTCTTGAACCAGGACTTTGGTCGTTAAGTAATTTTGGTGATGTATTAGTTGCAACAATTGCTAATGGTAAAACTTTTACCTGGGACTCTTCTATTGCAGCACGATTAACAACAAGAGCTTCAACAACCACATCAGGATTTCAAACCACTAATAATCCAACGGCAACAAGAGTTACATTAATTTCACCAACAACACGTCACTTAATTCATCTTGGAACTGAAACAACTATTGGAACTCCTTCGACACAAGATGATATGTTTATAAGATTTTCTGAAGATGAGAATATAAATAATTATACACCAGAAGCAACTAACACAGCAGGTACACAAAGAATACAAGACGGTACAAAAATTGTTGGAGCCTTGGTTGCAAAAGAAAACATTCTAGTATGGACAGACAATGCACTATATACAATGAAATTTGTTGGAGCTCCATTTACATTTGGCTTCGAGCAAGTTGGTACTAACTGTGGATTGATTGGTAAGAATGCAGCAATTGAAATTGATGGTGTTGCATACTGGATGGGTAATAATGGTTTCTTCTCTTTTGATGGTACAGTAAATACTTTACCTTGTAGTGTTGAAGATTATATTTATGATGATGTTGATACAACAAAAGGCCAACAAGTTTGTGCCGGTATCAATAACCTATTTACAGAAGTAACTTGGTGGTATCCAACAGCAGGATCTGATTTTAATAATAGATATGTAGTTTATAACTACGGACAAAACAATGCACAATTACCTATGGGTAATTGGTATACAGGTACAAATACTAATTCAATTAGAACAACTTGGATTGATTCACTAGTATATCCTAAACCATACGCTACAGCATACAGCAGTTCAGCTACAGGTTCTTTTCCTGCAATCATAGGTGAAACAGGTTTAGGTAGAAGTGTATTGTTTGAACACGAGTCGGGGACCGATCAAGTAAATCCAGATGGAAGCACTACTACTTTAACATCTTTTATAGAATCTTTTAGCTTTTCTTTACAAAAAGATCAAAGTGAAGTATTTCTAGCCATGAGAAGATTTTTACCAAATTTTAAAACTTTGTTAGGTAATAACCAAGTGACAATAGCAGTAAAAGATTTTCCTGCAGATAATTCATCTGCAAGTACATTAAGTCCTTTTACTATTACATCAAGTACAACAAAAGTTGACACTCGTGCAAGAGGACGTTATGCAAGTATTAAAATAGAAAATACAGGAGCCGGTGAATCGTGGAGATTTGGTACATTTCAAGTTGATCTACAACCAGATGGAAGAAGAGGATAATGACAAAAGTAGTAGTAAGATTACCAGAACCTAAAAAAGAATATAGTGAAGATAACCAAAGACAAATTAACAAAGCACTAACTAATATTATTGAACAATTGAACTCTACATACTTAACACAACTTAAAGAGGACTCGGAAAGATATACGTGGTTCGGATTAGGATAAATGGCAAATATATATAAAAACCAAAAATTAGATTTAACAACAAATACAGTTACAACTTTGTATGCCGTACCTTCAAACTCTAGAGCTATTATAAAATCTATGTTAGTTTGTGATGACACAAACAATGGTAGTAATATTACAGTAGATTTATTTAATGGAGATCCAGCATCAGCTGATAAATTTACTATATTTAAAAGTAAAACTATAGCGGGTAATGCAACAGAACAATTATTAAATGAGCCTTTGATTATGCAAGAAAGTGAAGTATTACAAGTAACCGCTGCAGATGCAAATAGATTGCATGTGGTAGCATCAATATTAGAAATCAACAGGGAGGACAGATAATGTCATTTGTAGAACAAGAAGAATCGTTTGAAAAACAAACCATAGATGGTGTTGAGGTAACGGTATATAAACCTAGAGTAGAGGTAACTGTAAAACACCTTAAAACAGGTCAAGAATATGGGTCAGACGAAGAAGCAAGACAAGACATAGATGATCCTAATACAGACACTAAAGAAGAAGATATATCTAGAAGTGTTCATATTAAGGTACAAAGCATACCACTAGGTAACAAAACTAATATATTTTAAGGACGTTGACGAATGTACAAAAACCTAGTAAATTGTGATACACTCGCATTTTTACAAGCTTTGCGAACTTGCTTTCATCGTATAATATAAAGAGAAACTATGGGATTTTTAAAAAAAATATTCAAACCAGTATCAAAAGTATTAGATAAAGTAATACCTAATGAAATCAAACCAGCATTACCATACCTTGCTGCGTTTGCACCTTTTCTAGCACCAGGTATTATGGGAAGCAGTGTGGCATCAAGAGCTTTAATGGGTGGTGGTATGAATATTTTTGGACAACTATCGCAAGAAGGTAACGAGGGTGATATTAATTTATTGTCAGCGGGACTCGGAGCGTTGTCGGGTGCAATGTCTGCACCAGGCACTCAATCAACAGGGATTGGAGATGGTGCACAGTTTGTAGATACAGGCGCGGAAGCATTTAAATATTCTGCTGCTGGCCAACCAAGTGGAGCACAATTTTTTAAAGGTCTTGCAGATAGTGCGGAAGGCACTGGTGTACTAGCATCAGGTCAAAGATTTCTTGGTGATACTTTAGCTAAAGGTTCTAATATTATGGGTGAAGGAATAGCAAAAGGTTTATTTACAAAAGAAGGTGCTAAAGCGGCTATACTACCAGCAGCAACAGCAACTGGCGATCTAATGTTTGCACAAGCTAAAAGAGATCAAGATGAATACGATCGAATGATGGAAGAAGAATCAGAGGCAGATGCAGCATCAGATGCACAAAGAGCATTTGCAATTAGAAGATCAATGGAAGCATATGGTGCAACTGAAGAAGAAATTGAAGATGCAATCTACGCAGCAGGATACAAAACTGGCGGTAGAGTAGGATTTAAAAGTGGTGATTATGTAGGAAGTTCAGATAATGAAACTATGGAAGATGAATATGATTCATATATTAAAGAAATAGAAATAGATGGAGATACACCTATGTCTTTTTCATCTTTTAAAAAAATGTTGTCAGAAGATTATGCTAATGGTGGTAGAGTAGGTTTAAGATTTGGTGGTATTGGTGATGCTGTTGAGAATATAGAAGATGCAGAGATGAAAGAGGCTGCAAAATTTGCTATGCAAGATATGGATATACCAATGATGGATTTAGTTGAAGAATTTGAAATACAATTTAAAAGAAAACCAAATAGTTTAGAAGAATTAAAACAATTTTATAAGGACCGATACGAATACAAAGGTCCAGGTGATGTGAAGATGCAAGAAGATATTAAAGAAAAAGTAGTTATGGAAGCTAAAGACGGTGGACTAATGAACCTTGGTGGTAAAGAAATGGATATGAGGCCAGGTGGTTTTATACCTATTGGTAAAAAAGAAAGAGCAGATGATGTACCTGCAAGACTTTCTAAAAATGAATTTGTAATGACTGCGGATGCAGTTAGAGCAGCAGGTGGTGGTAGTGTTAACAAAGGTGCAAAGAGAATGTATAATTTAATGAATACTTTGGAGGCAAAAGCATAATGGCTGAAGAAACAGTAACAATAACAAAACCGGCACCGATACTAGAAGGTTCGCTTACAGCCTTTTTAAGTCAAATAGATAAATTAGGTGGTGGTGCAATTGATCCTAGTAGATTTACAACCGATCCTGTAACTGGAAAAAAAGTATTTAAAGGAATTGATACATCAGTCTACGATCCAAAAGTAGCTGGACAATCACAATTACAAATAGATGCAGCAAAAGCAGCAGCAGGTTTAGGTTCTTTAACAGGACCACAAGCTTACCAACCTTTTATGTCACCTTACCAACAAGAGGTGATCGATGCAACATTATCAGAGTTTGATAAAAATCAAGCAATACAACAAACAGCATTAAGAGATAAAGCTATTCAAGCAGGTGCTTATGGTGGTGGCAGAGAAGGTATAATGGAAGCACAATTTTTAAATCAAGGTGCAATGGACAAAGCACAACTACAAGCACAATTATTAAATCAAGGATTTCAACAAGCGCAAGCTGCAGCGGCAGCAGACTTACAAGCACAACAAGGACTTGGTGCTTATCAAAGTCAATTAGGTCAACAACAACAAGCTGTTGAACAAGCTGGATTAGATGCAACACAAATCGCAGCAAGAGAAGCAGAGTTCCAACCATTCACACAATTAGGATTGATTGGTCAACAACTTGCACAAATTCAACCAGGCGCGTTCCCTACACAAACTGTAGGTTATGCACCACCAGCAGCTCCGGCTAGTCCTATGTCACAATTCCTAGGAGGTGCCGCAGGTATCGCAGGTATTGGTGGTAAACTAGGATTATTCGGATAATGAGTAAAATTTTAAGAAGACCAATGTTTAGAGGTGGCCCGGTAGACAGCCGTGGAACGGGGATTACATCTGGTCTAGGTTATGAAGCAGGCGGTAGAGTTGGTTATAATATGGGTGGTGGTCAATTTAAAACCGGTACTGAAATAGTAGAAGCTCAAGAAAAAAAACCTTTTTTAAATGATCTTGTTTACAGCGCAGGAATGCCTTTTCCTTATGAAAGAACAACTCCTTTAAAAGATATAAAATTAACAGATACATCTGTTGAAGAAGAAGAAACACCTAAAGGTGATGTGTTAAGTAGAATGACAGAGTATCTTGATATAGATACAAGTAGTCCATTTGAAGGATATGAAAATTTCGAAGACCTTCCAAAAAGCACACAGAACATTTCTTCAAAAACAGATTTTGAAAGATATAAAAAAGAACAAGCAGATGTGCAAGATGCAAAACAAAACGCTATTAACTTTGAAGGTTACTTGCCGACACCTGGACCAGAAAAAGGAGTTATAGAAACAGATGGTAAAGGCGGTGTTAAACTTGTGACAGACCCAACAGGTAATGTAGAACAAAAAACTGAAATGTCTGCAAGAGATTTAGTTAGAGAAAATGCAGACTTATTTAAAGAATTTTTAAGTGAAGGTAATGAAAAGAAATTAAAAAGTGCTAGAATAGGTGATGCATCAGATTACTTGTTAAAATTCTTTGAAGGTTCACAAAGAGAAGGTGCAACTGTAGGATCATCAGCAGCAGAAGTTGCAAAATTTGCAACATCTAAAGATAGTAAAACTGAAAGAGCTAAAGCAGCTATTGAAAAAACAGATCAAACAGCAACAGCATTAGCAATCAACGATTACATTGCAGGTAAAAGATCTAAAGAACAAGTAGAAGCAATGATGGCTAAATCAGATATAGGCTTTGCACAAGCAATAGCTTTAGCAGATTACAAAAAAGGTAAAGAAGATTTTTTTGAAAATTTAAAAGAAAATAGAAAAGGTATGGGATCAGCAGAAGCTATCATAACTACAGTTCAAGAAACTTTTAAGAAAGTTCCTACTGTTCTAACAGACAAAGATATTAAACAAGAAAATTTTGGTTTATTAAATGAAGAAAATGTAGGAGAATATTTTGTTTATCCAGATGGTAAAGTAACTAAAATTGATAAAATAGGCAATGAGTTAACAGAAGTAGTAATTTATACTAGAGGAGGCTAATAATGGTCAAACTCACTATAGGAGATTCACCCAATATTACAGATGAAGACAAACAACCCAATTGGGCTTTGTCTATGGCAGCAGCTGTTCCTTCTGGTATTTTAAAAATTGGTGAAGGTGTAGCAACATTCGGTGCTGCATTATTAGATTTAGGTATAGATAAAGATAGAGTCGAAGCAGTAGAAGAATATTTTGATAGAATAAATCCATTTGATGAAATGGCAGCTTCAACTGGCATTGGTAAAATTACAGAACTTATTGTTAACATTGGAGTACCTGGTGGTCTTGCATTTAAAGCGGCAAGTGGTTTAGGTAAGGCAACTATCGCTGCACAAAAAGCTGGAACTTATGTAAGTAAAGGTGAGAAAGCTAGAAGATTTGCACAAGGAGCTGCAGGAGCAGGAGCAGCCGAAGCTATAGCAGTTGGTGATGTAAAAGAAGCTGGAACCTTTGGAGATTTTTTAGGTGGCCCTACAGAAATAAATAGAGATGAAGATAGTGCTGCTAATGAATTAATGAACCGACTTAAGTTTGGTATAGAGGGTATGGCATTCACCGGCGCGTTTGGCGCGGCTGGTAAATTAGTTGGTAAGATGAGAGAGGTGCGTGGATCGAATAAAGCGAAGCGTGGATTTGATAAAAGTATTGAGAAGTTAGACAGTTGGTTTAGATCTAATGGTGTTAAAACCATAGAAGATTTTCAAGCAAGCAACACTATGGCAGGAAGAATATCTGCAGACACTAACGTTGGTGATGTAGCTATGAGAGAGATAGATAAAATATCTGACAAATTATCTAAAAGTTATATGAAAGTTGCTGTCGGTAAGGTTCCTTTTTTAGAAGCTAAAAAAACAATTGGTAAAAAGTTAAATGAAGTATTGATGTCAGGATCAGCTGCCAATGGTAAACTAAAACCTATTTTTACTACAGTAGATGAACTCAAACTTAATGATAAAGGTGAAACTTTTAAAACAGGTAAACAATTATATGATGTACAGTTAGGACAAATAGATCCTATTAAAAAAGAACTTTTACGAAAAGAATTAATTACAAAATACAAAGCTGATCCAGAAGATATAACTAAAATGTTTAATCAAATGGGAGCGGTGAGAGACAAATGGTCTGAATTATTTACCGCAATGGGAAGAAGATTTAATCCTGCATCTTTAAAATCATTTGAAGATATGGTTCCTAAATATATTAATGATGTATTAGATAGAGGTTATGAAGTATTAAGAAACAATCCTATAACTTTAGCCGATAATATAAGACCTACAAAACAATTAATTAAAGAAGCTGTAAAAGAATTTCAAGATATCGCTGCACAAAAAGGTATGACTCTTAATGATGAACTTGCGAGAGATATGGTTGATGAAGTTTGGAAAGGTGCAAAACTTCCAAAAGGATTTACAATTGGAGAAAAAACAGCACCTGGTCAAGTAAGATTTGAAAAAGGGGTTCCTGCTTTTATGACTAAATCTTTAGCAAATAAAATTACACAAAAAACAATAGCTGACCGAGCTTTTCAAACTAATGTTTCAGAGTTAAGTGGTGTTGCAAAACCTGTTATACAAAAACTATTAGGTAAAGCAAATAATCCTATGTCTTCTATTGTAGAAGGCACGGCTAATTTATCTTCTATGGTTAGAAGTAATCAATTTTTTGATGACTTAATATTAAAAAATAATAAACTAAAAACAGATTACGATGCTTGGGTAGATGGTGGTAGAGTTGGACAAGAACCTAGAATACCTTTTTTATACAATAGTTCTAAAGATGCAATGAGATATGCAGGCGGAACTACTGATGACTTTGCAGAAATAACTTCTGTTAAAGGTGATGCTGTTAGAGAAATAGATCGATGGGCAGATGAAAAAGCTTTTATAAAAAATATAGATGATGATGAAATAATTAAAACAAATGCTAGAGGAGAAATAGAACAACTTATAAATCCTTTACAAGGCAAGTATGCATTAAAAGATTATGCAGAAGCATTTAAAAGCACACAAAATACAGCTAAAGGTTTACCTAGACAAATATATAATAGTTTAATTTTGTATCCTAAAGGTCTATCTCAAATGTCTAAAACAATTCTTGCACCATTTACACACGCAAGAAACTTTATTAGTGCTACTGCTTTCGCATCAGCTAATGGTATTTTGCCTTTTGGTAATACTAAAGATGTTAAGGCAGCTTGGAATGCCTTACAGGCAGCAGGTCCTGGTATGAGAAAAGACAATGCTTTTTACCAAGAACTACTAGAACTTGGTGTTGTAAATTCTAATGTGCAATTAAAACAAATTGCAGATTTGTTAGAAGATGTAGATTTTGGCGGCACACTTAATAGATTAAATAGTGATTTTGGTTTAAGTAGATTTCTTAAAGGACTTAAAAAAATAAAAAGAGGTGCAGAAGATTATTACACAGCAGAGGATGATTTCTGGAAAATATTTACATTCCTTGGTGAGAAATCTAGACTTGCAAAGTCCTATGAAAATGCAGGTTTAAGACTTGGTCAAGAGTTTATAGATGCTAATGGAGCTAAACAAATATTTAATGATCAATATTTAAAAAGAGCTGCCGCTGATTTAGTTAAAAACAACGTACCTAACTATGCTTTTGTATCTGATTTTATTAAAGGATTGAGACAATTACCTGTTGGAAACTTTGTAGCTTTTCCAGCAGAAATTATTAGAACAAGTGCAAATATAGTAGAGACTGCATTAAAAGAAATTAATTACAAAACTGTTATCAATGGAAGAACAGTAAGTCCTTTAAGAAAAAGAGGTATACAAAGATTAACTGGTATGGCTTTAACTACAGCTGCATTACCACTTGGCACAGTTGCAGCAGCACAAGCAGTGTATAACATTGCAGATGATGAGATTGATGCAATGAGAAGATATGTTGCTGACTGGTCTAAAAATTCTGTATTAGTTCCTTTTAAAGATGAAGATGGTAAATTATCTTACATAGACTTTTCACACTTAAATGCATATGACACTGTTACAAGACCTATTCAAACCGTATTGAATGCAGTTAACTCTGGAAGAGCTGATGAAGATGGATTAGTAGATGATTTTGTATTAGGTATGTTTGAGTCGACGAAAGAACTAGCAGCTCCTTTTATTAGTGAATCTATTTGGACTGAAGGACTAGCAGATATTTATTATAGAGGTGGTGAAACTACATCCGGAAGACCTATTTGGAATCCAAAAGATACTATTGGAGATAAGATGTCAAAAGGTATTAAACATTTAGCGGATACTCAAATGCCTTTAAACTGGAAACAAATGCAAAGAATAGGATTAGCAATTAAACCCGTAGATAGTAAAGGAAGATTTGATGAAAGAGGAAATGAGTATGATCTTGGTAATGAATTAGCAGGTATCGCAGGATTACGAAGAGTTGATGTTGATCCTAAAAAATCTTTTAATTATAAAATCACTGCATACAAAACAGGTGTTAGAGATTCTAGAAATTTATTTACAGCAGCCACATTAAAAGGTGGACCAGTTAGTCCTGAAGAAATTGTTGATGCTTACATAAATGCAAATAGAGCTTTATATCAAACTAACAGAGAGTTATATTTAGATATTGAAGCTGCAAAAACTTTAGGTATGAAGGGAGATGCCTTGTATGATAATATGGACAATAGAGGAGAACGACGAGCCTACAATTCCATATCAGATGGAGAGTTTAGACCATTAACTATTTCAAGAGATTTAGAAGGATTGTTTGAAACAAAAGCAAAAGAGATTGGAGTTTCTAATCCATTCTTTCAAGCTTCAATGGTTATAGATAGAATTCAAAATATTTTATCAAGGGTTTCATTAGAAGGAGATTTATTTCCTGATATAGAAAACCCATTAAGAAAAACTTTAATGCCTGATTTAGTAGGTCAGGCTAATCAAATGCTTAACAACAACCCTACAACAACTGCAATGGCTGCAGCTCCAGGATTTATTGGTCAAGGAAATACTAACATAGATCCAGTGACTAGACTTACTTCTGCAGAAGAGGTATTATTAGATCCTTTAGAACAAAGATATGTAAAAAACAAAAGAACAAACACACAGCTAACATAATGGCAATAGAACCTAAAAACACAAGAGAACATATTATATCGCTTTACGGACACGTGACCGGATTAAAAAAAGATATTTCACAGATTAAGAACAATCACTTGAAACATATCCACGAAGACGTAGAAAAATTGGGCGGTAAGATAGACAAGATCTATTGGGTTCTTTTAGCTGCTGCGGGATCAGCGGCCATCTTCGCTTTGGAAAAAATCATTAACTAGGAGAAAATATGCAGTTGAGTCGTAACTTTAGTTTACAAGAGCTTATCAAATCAGACACAGCTATACGTAAAGGTATAGATAACAATCCTAATTCAGATCAGATTGAAAAATTAAAATTACTTTGTGAAAATATATTACAACCGGTCAGAGATCATTTCGGCAGAGTTAAGATTACCAGCGGATACCGTTCACCAGAATTATGTCAAGCAATCGGCAGCTCTGTAAATTCACAGCACGCCAAAGCCGAGGCCGCAGACTTCGAATGTGTTGGAGTTGACAATGCTGAACTTGCTGATTGGATTAATAGAGAGCTTTCCTATGATCAATTGATCGTCGAGTATTATACGCCAGGCGAACCTAACTCGGGATGGATACATTGTAGCTGGATCGCGGAACAACCAAGAGCTAGTTTTCTGTGGGCTTACAGATCTGAAGGTAAAACTAAATACAAACCTATTCTAGGTAAAGCAAAAGATTTAGTTTAATTACAAACACATCCGTAGAAATTACCACTACCATCATTCATTATATGTAGATTTAAAGTGTCTGCATAACCAGATAATTTTTCTCTTAATATATTACAAAGATCCATACAATCCACTTCACTAGTTAAAACTATTCCATCTAATATTTCTTTAGTAACTGGAATGAGTTGAAACAAACCATCATTTAAAATAATTAAATCCAATCTCTTAACTCCTCTCCCATAACTTCTGTTGCAATGTTAATCTTTTTTCTCAAAGCTTTTCTAATCTTTTCATCTACAGTTTTTGGTGCTATAAGATCGACATATGTTACCGCCTTCTTCTGCCCTATTCTATGCGCTCTGTCTTCTGACTGCAGTCTTTTTTCTAGGTCATATCCATTAGAATAGTAAACTACATTATTAGCTTCGGTTAATGTAATTCCATAACCACCGGTCTGCGGATTACCAACAAAGAATCTTGCATTTGATTCTGGGTCCTGGAATTTTACAATATTATCTTGTCTTACATCAGCCTCAATAGCCCCATAGTATTGAACTATAGAGTCTTCTCCATACTTTTTAGATATAGCAGCTACGATTTGTTTAATATCATATACATAGTTAGCCCAGATAATTACTTTACCTTCTACCTCTTCAAGCAATTCAAGTAATGAATTGATACGATTGTTTTTAATTTCAGTAATAGTGTCATCATCATTCTTTAAATGACCACACGTGATTTGATGTAAACGCATTAGCTGCGTTAGTACGTGAGGTGCGGTTGCCATCTTACCTTTTAGAGAAGCGAGGGCCGCGGTTTTCATAGTAGAGTAGGCTTTGGTTTGTTCTTCTGTTAGTTCTACCTGTCTCTCTATGTATGTTTTAGCAGGCAAATCTAAACAATCTTCTTTTAAAACCCTATCTGAAAAAGGTTTTAATATTTTAGATAACTCATCGAGTCTTTGATAACCACCAACTAGCTGTACTCTACGACCACCAAAGTTTGCATTTTTCATAACTGCATATCTATTTCTAAATGAATAATAAGAAGTAAAGCCAAGTAACTCTTCATTTAAAAATTCACACTGTGTATATAAATCTAATGGTGATTTAGTTACTGGAGATCCAGTAAGAATTCTTTTGTACTTTGCTAACTTACCTAATAATAAAATTGATTTAGTTCTTTTTGCTGTAGGAGTTTTAATTGTAGTAGACTCATCTACAGTCATCAAAGTATTATGACATCTTAAAAACCTTGTGGCAAATTCAAGGCCTTTTTTTGTCGAGAATGCTTCTACATTCATTACAAGGATGTGAAGGTCTAGGTCTGGTTTAAATAATTGCTGATACTCTTTATCCTTTGTTTTAGATGTAGTCGCAGTCCATAGTATCGTTTTATGATCTATGTGGCTAGCTAAATGATTTGGTATCTCACCTGAATACCAGTTTCTATAAACACCTTTTGGTGCTATAATTAACGCCCCATTTATTTTACCCGTATCGTAAAGCATAGCCATATTATCAACTAACACTTTTGATTTACCTGTACCCATCTCCATAAAATATGCGTACTCTTCTTTGTCCCAAGACTTTTCCAACGCAGATAATTGATGTGCGTATGGTTTAGTTTTAAATTTATAATTTATCATTTTTTTCTTCTTTCTAGTTGACAATTATATAAATTACTGTATGAAGTCTGTCAAGTAAAAGAAATAAGAAATGAAAAATAAAATATTTGAATTATATAAACCAGATTCTTTAGCTAGTTTTTTAGAATTTTATAAAGCTAATCCTAAAGAAAAATTTGTTTATGTGATTCAACAACCACCACCTAATATAAATATATTAAGTGCGTCTGATTTTGGTTACCTTGTAATCTGCTTACCCAATAGGGACCAAGCTATTTTTTCTACTGCACCATACACGCAGAAAATGAAAAAAAATTTACAAGACTTTCGTAAGGAAGACTATTTACTTGCTGTAGGAGATCCTGTAATAATTGGTATCTCAACTGCAATAGTAAGTGAAGTGACTGCAGGTCAGTTCAATATGTTGAAGTGGGATAAACGTGAATATAGATACTATCCACTAGAAGTAGATATGTATCAGAAAGGATAACTATGAGTGAAGATGTGAGAGATATGATGTTAGAAGATTCAAAAGATCTTTTAGATAATGTTGAGGTAACAACTGTTGCTGATCAATGTGTAAAGTTAAAACAAAAAGAAGATGAGATTGCAAGTTTAGAAGAGCAACTCAAAAATAAAAAAGCAGAGGCTGATGATATCAGTTCTCGTGTGATACCAGAATTACTGGCAGAGCAAGGACTATCAGAAATTAAATTAGCTGATGGGTCTAAAGTTGCTGTCAAAAAAGAATTTAGGTGCACTCTTCCAAAAGATGAAGTGAAGAGAGAAGCAGCCTATCAATGGCTTCGAAACGAAAAGTTAGGAGATATTATTAAAAACAATATCTTTGTAACTTTTGGTAAAGGAGAAGATGACAAGGCGAAACGTTTGTTGGACCTTGCTGCAGAGAATGGATATGAGCCGCAACAGAAATCTGATGTAGCTTGGATGACATTAACTGCTCTATTCAGAGAGCGTATCGAGGCCGGTCTTGATATGCCCTCTGATGTTTTTAATACTTGGATTAAAGACAAAACTAAAATAACCCGGAAATAATGGAGAAACAATAATGAGTAATGAAGTAATGAAAAAAGACACTGGATCTATTGCCTTGTTTGGTGATGATGCAGCAAAAGGTTTTGAGAATATGACGCAAGAAGATATGGCGTTACCATTTGTCAGAATCTTGGGACAACTATCACCACAGGTAACTGAAGGTGATGCAAAGTATATAGAGGGTGCCAAACCAGGTATGATCTATAATACTGTTACCAGCGAGTTATACGATGGTAAAAAAGGTATCAAGATAATTCCTTGCTACTACAAAAAAGATTATCCAGAATGGTCGGATAGAGGGGATGGACCAGGTGCTCCGGTTGCAGTCCACCTACCGAACAGTCCGGTAATCACAACAGGTAAGAGAGATGGCTCAAAGATTAGATTGCCTAATGGTAATTATCTTGAAGAGACAGCTTCTTACTACGTAATGATTGAGACAAAAACAGGGGGTTATACTCCTGCTTTGATTACTATGAAATCAACTCAATTAAATGTCAGTAAAAAATGGAATTCTATGATGAAAACCATACAAATTGCTGACGGCAAGGGTGGATTTGCTATCCCTCCTATGCACGGTGTTGTCTATAATCTAGCTTCTACCTTACAAAAGAACGATAAAGGTTCTTGGTATGGTTGGGTTGTGACACAGGACAGAATTTTAGGACAAGAAGATAAGTCTTTGTACTTAAGTGCAAAAGATTTTTCTGGAAATGTATCTAAAGGGAACGTTCAAACAAAAGCTGATGTGGAAGAGAAAGTACAGGATTCAACTCCGTACTAATAAAAATGAGGGGGAAGGCAACTTCCCCCTT